AAGAGTGTGTGCGAATGGTTCCTAACGTAAAGCTAGGACTATTAGCATTGAGAGGGTTGCTTTCTAAGTTACTTGGAACTTGGTAGAATGCAACTTGGCTAGTTTGGTCACTTAATGCAAGAACCTCAATGATGTCGCCAATAACGTAATTGCCATTCAGCGTGATAACTGTGGTATTTGCTGTGGTAGTATTGTTGTATGTATATGTGCTTGGATCCTGAAACTGGCTACCTACATAAATTTTAAGAACAGGTACAGCTTCTATAACTTGATTGTTCACTGCAACGTCAAGTTTTAAAGTTGTGCCAGCGTATGTAAATTTAAATTGTTGATAAATTTTAGTTTCAGTTATACCAGTTTGCCAGCCCAACAATTTTTCAAAGGTATCAATAGTATTGTATTCTCTAATTGAGCCTGAGCTAATATCACTAGTTACTGAAACGTTATCAACCACATACAAGAAAGTGTCTTTGTATAAGTTGTTTTCAAAAACAATATCACCAACGTTGTTGATATTTAGATACTGCAACGGAAATTGTAATATTACGTCAAGTACATTTGTATCACCAACTGCATAACTAAACAACTTGCTTCCAGTAAAAGTAGTTGATTGGTATTTTGTGCTGTCACCAAAACTCACACCTTGTGGGTCGTACACGTTATACAACGGTGCTTGTTGTACACTGTTTTTTTGTTGTGCTTCGGTCCAAGCAGTGCCATCATACCAATATGTTTTGCCTTTGGTTGCTTGTCCGTCAAGCACCACGGTGCTTTCATCAAACAACACAAGGCCATCGTCAGCAAGAGTCAATGTAATAATTGGTTGATCAATTAGCGGAGTTAGTGTATCAGGTGTTGCAAAACTAACTATCCAAATTTTGTTACGTACTTCTGAATCTTCGTCAGCAGCAAATATTATTCGTGTTCCCTCAGCAAGTTCGTAGAACGCACGGCCAGTTCCGTTACCAATACCTATAACTTGTGCTGTGATAATGTCACCAGGTACGTATATAACTCCGCTTGTGCCAGCAATGGTATTCCAATCACTAGTTCCAATAGTAACAATTTCGTATTGAACCCCAATTGTAAATGTAGTTGTTGGGATGGGAGAGTCGTATACCTTGTACTCAGTACTGCCTTCAATATTAGAAAACGCATCAGTTTCTTCAAAGTCAATAATATTAATTGGTGCTTTGCCATTGGTGCCCATATTCCACAAGCGGATGCCTGGCCGGAATTGAATAATTGGACGCTTGGCGCGGTAATTGTTATCAAATACTGCTGTGGTATTATTATATGCTGCTGCGGCATTGATAACATCTAGGTGGAACCAGCGATTTGAGCGGGTCCAAGCGTTTAAATCTTTGCTTGCACGATCAATTGTTAGATAATCTGGTTGGTCCGGTTCTGTAGCAATAGTACTATCAAAAGCATCTTCAACATAGGTTTCTGGAGTAACATAATTTGTTGTAGGCAATAACTCAATTGCAGTACCTACCCCGCTTACATAATATTCAAGATTACTAATACCTGTAGCAGTAGCACTTCCAGTTCCGTATTGTAACGTTACTGCTGGGCCATTTTCAATAGCACTAACAGTAAATTTAAGGCCGCTTGCAGCGATACTTCGAACAAAATATGTTTGGCCAGCAACTAGGCCGCCAAGACTTGGGCTAGCAAATACAATTTGTTGTCCAACATACAACACTTCGGCATCTGGGGTTGAAATATAATTTGTGCCAGCCTCAGTTTGTGTATAGGTAATTGTTGATGTACCTGACTTGTAGCTAACAGGTTCAATATCGCCAGTAAATCTTACTTTAAGGCCATTTGAAAAACTTACGCCGTTTGGGGCGGTGTATGTTTTTTTGCCAATAATATCAGTTATTATCAGGGTTTCTGATCCAGCAGGTTCAACTAATTTAATTGTTCCAAAAATATCTGGATCAGTCCCGTCTTGGTAATACAGTGTATTTTGTATAGCTGTAAGCACAGGAATTTCTAAAAATGTTCCTGTAGGATCTTTATACCATTGAGTGCTACTGTTTACAGCACCATATGCAATTGTGAATTTTTCTAATGGATTAATGTCTGCAACAAGGCTAAGATTAATGTAATTAACACCGGCATTGTTTACGTAGCTAATCTGCCATTTTTGATATCGTTGCGATTCTGGAATTTCAGTAGTTTCAGAAAATGGCACAGTATCAAAACTTCCAGGATTACCATTGCTTGAACTGTTTTGTGGTAATGGATCAAATAGTGTGGTACGTAGCCAACCACCTTCAGTTGCATCTGTTACTGGGTTAGTAAAAATTAGTGTCCGACCGTCAAGGTTAGTGATGCCGTCAATGCCATTGTACTGGGCAATAAATGCTTCAACTGATTGATTGTTAATCTCGTCAAAATTTAGAGAAGTAACTAAATCAATTGTGCCAATACTTGTTAGGTTATAGTAAAAATCTTGAGCGGTCTTTACTGGCGCATTAAAAGTTATAATGCCAAGATCTTCACCGTTGTTCTCAACACCGTAAACTTCTCGGCTGCTGATATTTGGAGTTGCTGGTAAAACACCGCTTATGCCGGGTGCGCTTTGAATCCAAAAACCAGGTCCGGTGCCAGGAGTACCGTCAATGATGTTTAGTACACCTTGCATGTTGCTTTGCGTAGCACTGGCATAGTATAATGTGTCTGGCGCAGTTTGTGGCACAGTAAATGTTACCAGGCCAGTTAGTGAGCCGTTTCGTGTAACACCGCTGTTGTACGCATCCGCAGTACCAGTAGTTGGTGCCGTTTTAATCCAGAAAGGGTAATTGCCATCAAGTGTAAGATTAAACACATACGTATTTCCGCGGGATAACGTAAGCGTTGGATTATTTTGAAAATCAATTACATACGCAGCAATTCCTGAATTGCGAACTCGATAGTTCACGGTCTCTTTGGCGTTTTGTGCTACTTGGAATGTGTAGCTACCGCCTCGTACTAGCTCAATGGTAGGATTTTCTCCACTAACGCCAGAAAATGTGTAAACGCCATTTTCACGAGTAACATTAAAATTTGCAGTGGTAGGAATGCCAGTTGCGTGAACATCAACTACACTGGGACCGCCAGGCAACCAAAAATATTGTGAAAAGTTAACAAAGGTGTCAAAGTTAACAAACGGATCCCACGAGTAATATTCACCTTGGTACAAGCGGTCGGGGCGAGCCGGATTGCCGTTCTGAAACCCAATGGCATCATTTAGTCCAGGGTATGTGATAACATCATTGATTCTGTCAGTGTCGGGCTCAAGACTAACCACACCTGGTTCAAGTTGGTAGTTAGCACGTACTGTTGTGGGTTCTACAACGTATTTGTCGTTGGGGTTCACGCCCGGGCCAACAGTACGACCAATAAAGCCTTGGGTTTTTTTAAACTTAGGTTCTTGTATTAACTGATCAAGTGTAGCGGCCAGGAATTGCTTGTTAGCATCAGTTTGAAAAATTTCTGGTAGAAAATCTACCGAACGTGTTAGGGCCATTAAATTACTCCGCTACCTGGGGCAGTACGCAAGTTGGTACTGGTCAATGCTTCGATTACATCAATGTTGTTGATTGTTGCACCGTTTGCAAAAATTTCGTTTGGTTGACTGCGAATCTCGTACAAGTCACCAAAGTACTTTTGTGTGTCAAGTGGCACTAATACCACACTACTAATAATTGTACCTAACTGATCGTGTAGGTACGCAGCTAATTCTGAGAAATAGAAAGTGTCACCAAAGTCCCATTTGTCAATAGAGAAATACTCATTCATTGCTGAAACAACCGCAGTCTTAATCTCACTTGTGCTAGCAGTTGAGTTGCTAGCACGAATAACTTTAATAGTGGCACGTAAACTACTTGCAGCTTTTTCTCCAAACAACGGTTTAAATGTAACGCTGTTTAAAATAATATTATCACTAATCATCTTATAGTTATTTAAACCTTGATAAGCTGTTGATAACTCATCAATAGTTGGCTGGTCTGGTTCTATAACAGTACCAGTGGTATCTCGGATCCAGTTTTGATATGCTGTGTAATATGATAACGTCACCACATACAAGTCAATAATATTTGTTGTGCCGGGGTCAATACGATTAGTCAACGGTGAGTTGTGACGGTACTGGTAGTACAAGTCCTGGCGACCAGTGCGAGCAATCCATCCTTGAACAGCAACTATTGTCCGAACTCCTGTGGTGCCTACGCTTAATTCATAAAACAATTGATCAGTGTAGGCATAGAATACTTGTCCTGGGCTCCACTCAGACTTAACTAGCTCAATGTCATCAAGAGTAGCATAGTCACTATTCACAATACCTTGGTCCACTAACAGATATCGTTGTAGGTTATCAAAGTCCACTGTTTGTTGCAAGAACACGTATTTTTGATTAGAGTTGACCGTAGGTGCAACAATCTCAGTAAAGAAGTCTGGGTTGTCTGGGACTCCGTCGTTGTCACTGTCTCGGAATCCAACCAAGACCTGGAAGTCATCAACGTAGCCATCACTTTCCACAGGCTGACCAGTAATAGTCATAAAAATGTCACCTGGTAGACTTTGTGTGGAATCAGGCTGCGTGTTCACCGCTAAACAGTTAATGTAGTCGCGAATAACTGTTCCAGTACGGCTATCATAGATTTGCTGGTCTCCGTAATAGAAGAATCGTGTTTGTAAAACTGACCCAAAGTAATATGCTAGGCCGCGGAATGTAATAGTATAGTTTTGATTTTCAGTTACAAATTGAATTAACCAACTTGCATCACTATTTGTTCCAGCAGTGCTTCCAGCATTTGCTTGACTCCAAATACTATCTTGGGCAAGATTAGTTGATGTAATCAAATACCATGTGTAAGGTACGCCAGTGATTGCACCGTCGTTGTCGTATCCAAGGCCAAAATTACGATACAATACAATTTGTTCTGCAATTGATTGTTCGAGACTCAGTGGTAAGTCAGTAACAAACAGCGGAATAATAGTGTCGACAATAGCACCAGTTGGTACAAAGTTGTTGAGAGTAATTGGTCCCGAACCCGAACTTAAATTACCAATACCGTTATTGTATCCGTCACCTTGAATACTCATTGGGCTTGCCCAGATTTCTGTTGTTTCGTCAGATCGGGTTGGAGTACCTTGCTGTAACTTGTTGTTGCGATCAAAGTAGTAGCCAGTTGGCGCCACAAACTTAATCAAGCTGCCCACAACAGCATATTGGAACACAGTACTTGTGGTAGCGCCAACCGGGATTGGGGTTCCGCTAGCATTTTTAAAGTAACCAGTTGTTTCGTTTGCTAGTGTGGTTGATTGGTTCCAGGTCGAAAGTGCTGTTGTCCCAGTGTTGGCATTTTGTCGAGGAAAATTTGCGTAATAAAATTGACGCATGGTGCTTTCAGCCAATTGAGGTTGCACTTGGTTTGTAACCACGTCAGCAATTTCATTGCGAGTAGTCCAGCTAAACAAAATTGTTGGTACAATATTATTTTCCCATAAACCACCATCACTGCCAAAAGTATTAGTTGATGAGTACTTGCCTGTATTATCTACTAAGTCTAGATAACGACTAGTTCCAATACTGCTACGATTAAGAGCTTTGCTCTTAACAATTGAGTTGTACTGAGTGTATGGAAACAGGTTGTAATCCTCACCGTTAACCATGCGATTTTGTGTGTAGAAACGGGCTGGAGCACTTTGCTTGATAGAATCAATACTTTCGCGGGCTTGTGAATTGCTTACCGGGCTTGTGATGCCACAAGTAAAAGTGATAGTTTGCAAGTTGCCGCTACGGTCAATGTAACTGATTGGAATAGTTACTGCTTGCATCTCTTCAGGATTAATAATGTATTGCAATCCGTTGCTGGCACGCACATACGCACGGAACGTACCTACTGGAATTTCAGAGAATGTGCCGTCACCAAATACCATTGTAATTTGGTCGTTTGTTCGACTTGTTACTGAGTAAATTGGGCGTAGTGTTGTACCAACTTGTTCGGCTGCCGCGGCGTAGATATTTTCAGTATATTCCCACTCACGTGTGACAGTACCCACATTGTCCAACTGGAACAGCCAACGGTCTTCGTTGTTGACACCTTCAATATTGATATTCACTGTGCGATTACTAATGCGCTCTGCTAGGTTAAAGTCTTGATTTTGTAACACACCTTGCTTGAACATAAAAAAGTAACCAGTGTTTGCTGACTGGAATCCCAAGCTATCGTTGCGGAACAGTATATTAAATGGCTGGTTGGCTTGAGGCGCAGGCTCATACAAGTAATCTTGTCCTGTGCTGGTAGAACTCATGGCCTCAAACGGCATACTCACCCCGTCAACAACAGAAGTGTACGGTACTATTGGCAAAAATCCCGGCACAAGATTAATTGCGTATTCGTCAGTGCGAATACCTAAAATAGTGTTGCGATTACCTGGTCGGCCAACTCGTTGGGTGCTTGTTAAACCAGCATTGATAATTGAAGTAAATTGTTCTTGCCAGTCTGGATTTGTAGGGTCTGCCCAGTCCACGGTAACGTTGCTCAAATTAACCCCGTTGTAATCTACAACGTTCTCAGTTGTTGTAACTGAAAACACCTTGAGCAAGCCCTGGGCAGCGGTGTTTCTTTTTGCAGTATAGCTAACAAGATTAGCAAGTCTTACAACAGAATCACGACGTTCTGCTGTGTCTATATAGTTTTCACGTGTGTTCAAGTCTGTACGGAAAGCAAGTGCTTGTCCCATGAACGCAATTACGTCTAATAAAGCAATGTACTCTGACGATTCAATGTAGTCATTGAATGTTTCTGGATAGTACAAACGCAAATAGTCAACGAAGCTTTTGCGTAGAGTTTCAAAGTCATAGCTTTGAAAGTCTGCTTCGCGATAGGTTTGATAGATCTGTTTCCAGTCCTCAATTCCAAATATTGCTGTTTGTCTTGTTGTGGTTGCCATTGTTAGAGCCTCTATGTTTTATTTATCGGCTTTAAAAACGGCTAACTTATACGTAGGAGGCTACTCGACTTGTGACATCAAAAAATAAACTTAGCCGCTCGGCATCAGTAGACGGTAGAATTGTTAACTCTATCTCAATTAAAATTCCGTTTTCCTGCGGGTAACATTGGATGTCACTGATGTAGACTCTAGGGTCTCCGCCGGCTACACGTTGCACTTCTTTTGTAATCTGAGCTTGTAATTCTTCTAACTGCCCTTCAAACAAGTAGTCCCACAACACAGTTCCGTATTCAGGACGTCCTGGTAACTGACCCTGACGAATATTAAAAGCGTTGATCAAATCTCGCTTGATCAGTGGGAAATCAGTAAGAGTAAACTTCTTGTATTGCCCTTGTGTGTTGAAACCAATGAATCGTTGTGCCATGTTAATATTTATAGGTTATTCGCCGCCGCCGCGGCCTTCAATTTTAAATGCTAGAGTTCTAAGTCGTTCTTTGATCTGCTTAGATTGCTCTAGCAAGTATGATATTACACTTGCTGTTTTCTTTGGCGAATTATCAAATGTGTCAACTACTCGCTGTTGTGTTACGGATAATCGCAGGTATAAACTATTAACTTCAGCAGCCAATACCGGACCTTGTGCATTGTAGGCCTGACGCACACTCTGGAATTCGTTGTTTACTGCGTCATACGCTTGTTGAGTAATACTTTGTTGATTTTCTAATTCAGCTAGTTTTGAACTTACTGCTTCAAGTCCGCGACCAGCAACGTTTATGTACTGATTGGTGAGGATAGCAGCTTTAGATACATATTCTTCGGCTTGGACTTGAATGTTGTCTTCTCTGGGTCCGTAATTTGGTGGCGGAATTTTTTCATTGCCAGAAATCCTAACACTTGCAGCGTTTAGTGTTTCGCGATTTACTGTGTCAGTTGCAGGTACCGGAATATCAGTTGCTTTAAACGCTGGGGGCATTTTGTTATCAACTAGGTTTACTGCAAAACTAGCGTCTCGAATATTGCTATCAATAGTTGATTTAATATCTGCAGGTAGTGGCAGCCCTTTAACAAATGCCTCAGTGTTGGGCAGGCTTTTTGCTGCACTGAGTGCTAGGCCGCCAAGTCCTTGCGCAGATAAGTTGTTTACTGGTACTCCCAGTGCGCCAAGTCCAGCAACACCTTTAGCCATTAAATCTTGTTGTATTGCACTTTGTTTGCCGGCGTTATCTAGTATTCCAGTAACACTTTTTATTCCGTCTTTCCCAGTCCATACAGCAGGAGATTTTAATAATGAGCTTACTGTTTGTGCGCCAGAGTCTATAAATTTTGATGTTCCAGGTTTTAAAAATCCAGCAGTTTCAAGTTGGCCAACATCAAGCCCAAATGACCCCACACCCTTGGTATTGCTCAACACATCGCTGGCCTGTCCCACAAGTTTTTTGCCTTGTGCTAGTACACCAGTCACAGCTGACGCTCCCATGGATCCAATTTGAGATAATGCGGCACCGCCATCAGATACTGTTTTAATAAAGTCTGCATTGTTGATGGGATTTGTTACTGAGCTGTTCAAAGAAAGATTTATATTTTTTACTGAGTTTACAGCTATTGAGGTAGCATTAATTGCGGCACCAGCAATTGCTGATCCAGCCGCTCCAATTGACGATACTGCTTGGCCTATTGTACCTGTTAGTCCGGCAGCGGTACTTACTAAACTTCCACCTAGCGCACCCCCGCCCAGGGCTGATCCAACTGCGTTGTTTACTCCGCTAAGTGCCTGAGTTAATGTAGCTTGAGCACCAGCTAGTCCGTTTGCTGCTTGAGATGCTGCACTAAGCACGTCGCCGGGTTTGAACCCAACCAATGAACCAGTTGCAGCTTGCTTGTCAAAAATTGCTTTGGCTTGTTCAAACGTGATT